AGAAGGCAATGGGTAAGCTCAGAATAATTGAAGATTATCTTAGAACTGAGATAATTCCTTCGGAAAGTATAATGTTTTCTGAGAAAATTTGATTATCTTTATAATTAAAATGATTAAAATATGAGTATAACAGGAACGAAATTGCCTGATGAGATTACACCTGTAACCATTACGGCCCCTAGAGATTTAGTGATAGTATCTATACCCAAAATGGGTAAGAGTGCTATTCTTGGACATTTTACTACGACACATAATGCAATTGTGTTAGATCTTGAAAAGGGAGGATATGAATATATTCCTTCCAGAAAACTTAGTACCTATACTTCTCAAGAGGATGATAGGTGGAATAGTTACCAGAATTACATTTCATATCGTAAACTCTTACTTGATAATAAGGGTAAATATGATTATCTGATCATAGATGGTCTTACTGATTTGGATGATTTGTCTGAACTTGGTGCTACCCTTATGTATATGAATAGTATCATAGGAAAAAAATTCAATCGTAAGAATGGTGTACCTGACGGAGAAAAACTTGAATACAATGATCCTGAATGGAAATCTGTTCTTACTCTTCCTGATGGTGCAGGATATCAGTATACGAGAAGGTGGTTCTTACAGCAGGTAGAGTTCTTTAGGCAAATAAGTCCTTATAGAATATATGCTGGTCATATTGCTGATAAGTACATCAAAGATGCTGGAGGTAAAGAAGAAGTGGTGGGTAGTGAGATTGCTCTGACAGGAAAACTTAAAACCATATTTGCTTCTAAGGTAACCGCTCTTGCTAAACTTGTAGCTGATGGTAATGAAAGATATCTGAATTTTGATGTGATTAATGACAGTATTGTTGCTGGAAGTAGGAATCCTCTATTAAAAGGTAGAATTCTTATATCAAAAGTAAATGATGATAATGAGATAAAAACTTATTGGGAAACAATTTATAGTTAATGTTCTGTATATATGTATTTTCAGATGAGGATTGGCTTCCTATATATGTAGGAAAGGCTAAGAGTCTTGATTTAAGAGTAAAACAACACTTGAATAGAGATAGATTCAGATATGATACTTGGTTCTATAGGTGGTTAAATAAACAAATCAGAGAAGATAAACAGTTCTTCGTAGATATATTAGAAGAAGTAAATCAAGATAATTGGCAGGAGAAGGAGAGATATTGGATAAATCATATTAAGGAAAATGGGTTTAATCTGAAGAACATGACAGATGGTGGAGATGGAAATAACAATCAGATATTTTCAGAAGAATGTCAGAAGATAAAAAGTATTAAATTGAGAGGGGTTCCTCGTCCTAAAGATGTAAGAGAACGAATAAGTAAATCTCATAAGGGTAAGATAGTCTCTGAAGAAACTAAAAGAAAATTATCTGAGATTAATAAAGGAAAACCTTGTTTAGAAACAACTAAACTTAAATTTTCTAAGACAGTATTACAATATGATATGAATGAAAATCTTATACAATCATTTAAGTCTCTTACAGAAGCTGCTTTATCTATTGATTGTAGAAAATCATCATTAAGTAATGCGATTAAGAGAAATAAAGTAGGAATATTTAAAAGTTTTATTTGGAGATATAAATGAGTATTATAAATAATTAAAAATGTAGACTATGGCAATTGGTGGAAAAGTAAAAGAGAATGTAAATTTTGTAGAACAGCCTAAATATGTAGGGCTGTTTGAGGCGAAGGTAATTGGTATAAACCCTTCTGCAGAGGAGTTTGAAGAATTGCTGGGATGGACTCCCAAAGAGGACAGCAAGCAATTTGAATATCTTGGAGAGAGTAAGGATGGAAATACATCCCTTAGGATTGATTTCTGGCTTGAAGAGATTAAGACGAGGAATCGTGATGATATGGATGTCAATGAGAAATTCAAAGTGACATTCTTCATTGAGGACAAACAGAGGGAAAATAAAGACGGAACACGTATGCAATACATTAATAAGGTGGGAGTGTGTTCGTGGGCTTCTGATCCTAATGATCTTCCTGATTGGTTTAAGGAAAGGGAATATCGTGTTGCATATAGCGGAGAGGAAGAATTATATAATTTCCTTCGCATGTGGCTCAGTAAACTTGATTATCGTGATAAGGAAGCTGTTCTTGAATTGGAATGGAAGAAACTCATGAGGGGGAATGTTAAGGAGATTAAAGATCAGGTGAATGGTGAATGGTGCGGGAATATTGTGTGTCTTGCTACCATTACTACCACTGAAAAAGATGGAGATGTTAAGGAATATCAGAGGGTGTATAACAGGGGATTTCTTTCTCCTTATAGCCTGAAGTATTTCCGTACAATTGATTTCAGCAGTGAGGAAACCCTTTCAAGGCTCAAAGCTAAGAAACCACGTGATTTGAAGGCTCATGAGAAGTTTGTTCTTGATGTTACCAATTCAGAATATGGGTGTCGTGATTATTATGTCCTGAAGGATTTGAAGCTTTATAATCCAGAGGATAACATCGCAGCATCTGACAAGGTGATTTCAGACGAGGGTGCAGATTATTAGTTTTTAAATGTGAGGCTCCTGTCAGAAATGGCAGGAGCTTTTTTATTTCTCTGTATATGGAAATTGGAGTGATAGAAAGAATGAAAGAGTTTCTTGAGCAATATAATGAAACATTAATGAGGATTAAATATGCAATAATAAAAGAAGATGATAAAAGGACAGAGGAAAGTAGATCTGACGATAGAGACAGTGTTACAGAGGATAACTGACTTCGATATTTTCATGCATTATATGCCTGACAGGTTCTGGAAGCTTAATCAAGTAACAAATAGCCCGTTTCATGCTGATACACACCCTTCGTTTATGATTGGAAATAGGAATGGATATTTGTATTTCGTGGATTTTGCTAAAGGAATAAGGGGAGGATGTTTTGATTTTGTGAAAGAACTGTATCATTTATCTTCTCTTGATGAGGTATTGAGGCTTATTGACAGGGACTTTGGGTTGGGGATAGTATCAAATACCAATGTAGGAGAATATAAGAAGATAAAGGCTCAATATAAACAGCCTGAAGAAACATTGGGAAAGCGTTATTCTGTAATACAAGTGGTGACACGTAAGTTTACAAATGAGGAGCTATCTTTTTGGAATGAATACTACCAGGATATTTCAGACTTAAGGGCTAATAACATCTATTCCATATCCAAAATGTATCTCAATCGCAGGTTATATCCTATTAAGGAGAATGAACTGAGGTTTGGATATCTGTATGGGAATGCGTGGAAGATATATTTTCCATTTGCTGATAGGAAGAACAAGTGGAAATCCAATGTTCCCATCACTACGGCTTATGGTCTTAACAATCTTAGCAAGGATAGGAACACCCTGATTACCAAGTCAATGAAAGACTATCTCGTATGTAAAAAGCTATATAATAATGTCTGTCATGTGCAGAACGAAAGTCTTATAGCATTCTCTCAAGAGACAGTTGATTATATAAGGGATAATTCTAACGATATATTCTATGGAGGTGATTCGGATGCTCCTGGCAAAGATTCATCTTATGTCATAACACAGACATTCGGATACAAACATATTAATCCTCCTGACAGACTTCTTCCTTATGTGAAGGATTGGGCTGATTGGGCGAGGGTTGAAGGTCTTGGTAAAGTAAATGAGCATTTTATAATAAAAGGATTAAAAGATGAAAAGATTAATAAGATGGTGGTATTTGCTGTTTAGGAGGGAAGATTGTATTAAAATTATGATATACAATAATCCTTATGAATTTGGAAATACAGTAGCTATGGCTAATGGTGGAGAATTTAAATATTTAGGTAATAGTTGGTATTATAAAATAAAAAGGTATAACAAAAATCAATAGAGAAATGAAAACCAGTATTTATGCAAGCGGGGACAATCCCCCATTTTGGAACATGGTGTTTGAGCACATGACGTTAGATGAACTTAATGGTGTAATATCATTCTCATCTATGATGATGAATGCAGCAAGGAAAGCTAAATTGAAGATTAAGGATGAAGATCCTAATCAATTGAAACTTGAACTTGATGATCCTAAGATAATTAGGGTAAAGGATGATACTGAACAAAAAGCAAAAGAAAAGAAAGAACTAATACTTCAGAATCAACTTGCAAATCCTTATTATGGATGCACTCTTGAGATGGAAGACTTCCTTAAAGCTTTAGATAATCAATTTGAAAAACAATGGGTACATGTAGACGATGACAGAGTTATTGATTTACTTAATAAATATAATAAGAATCTATCAACGATGAGTCATAAACTAAGAAAATTAGCAGAAAGATATCATTGTGAATTGAAATTTAGAGGAAAGGTATTAAAACAGTTTTATTTAAACTTTAAAAAGTAATAACTATGGAACAGAAAGTAACTTATAACACAACAAAGGAACTCTTAATGAGGGCTCCTTTGCCAGAACAAACACGTACTTACAAACCTGTAAGTCACGAACAAGTAATTAATCTCACTCTTGAGGGATTAGTAAAATCAGGGTTTGAAATTGAGCGTGAATTGTATTCTACGGCAAAAGATGGACTTGTTGCCAATGGGAGATATTTCATAAAGAATGTTGAAGATAAGGAAATGCAACTTCAGGTGGCATGGCAGAATAGCTATGATAAAACAAAAGTGTTATCATTCTCCATTGGTTGTAATATCCTTGTATGTACGAATGGAATGATGGCATTCAGGGGAATAGGTACATTCAGGAAGAAACATCAGGGAGAGATTCAGACTTTTGCCCCCAATATGATTCCTGAATATATTAATCAGGCAGGAGAAATGTTTAGTATTTTACAGAAAGACAGAGAAGCAATGAAACAATATCAATTGAACAGACGTACCACTGCAGAACTCTTGGGAAGGATGTATTTTGAAGAACATTTCCTTGAATCTACGCAGTTGAATATTATCAAGCGTGAGATTGAAAAGCCTTCTCATGATTATAATTCTAAAAGTAGTCTTTGGGAACTCTATCAGTTTACAACTTTTGCTATCGGTGGTATTCATCCTTCACGCTGGATGGATGATCATATTGATGCTCACAGGTTCTTTATAAATGTATTGGGAGACGAATATTATCAGGATGTAGAAGATATTCCTGAACTTGTTGTAGAAGATAAAAGGCAGTTGAAACTGTTTGATGTATGATTTGGGAAAATTTTGAAGAACTTTTTCACCCTTCATGGCATAAGAAAATCAGACCTTGGGTGGAAAGTGAAGATTGTGATAGGGTGTATGCCTTTTTGAAAAAGGAAAGCAAGAGAGGCAAAAAAATAGCACCTCTTTCTTCCAATGTATTCAGAGCATTTAAGGAAACATCCTATGATGATTTAAAGGTGATAATGGTAGGGCTTAGTCCCTACCACACCTTCTATCAGGGAAAGCCTGTAAGTGATGGGATGCTAATGTCGTGCTCTATTACAGGTAAGCTACAACCCTCTCTTGAGCAGTTCTATGATGCTATAGAGAGGGAGCTATATCAGGGACTTAATCTTCATATTATAAAGAATGCTGATCTGAAATATCTAGCTAATCAAGGAGTGCTTCTTCTTAATGCTTCCTTGACGTGTGAGATGAACAAACCAGGATCACATTTAAAATTATGGAAACCGTTTATGATATATCTCTTTGAAAATGTATTTGATGTAGCAGGTGCTCCCTTTGTATTTCTTGGTGCAGAAGCTTCTAAATACAGCAATTATGTGCCAATATTTACACATCATTTTGAAATTTCGCACCCAGCGAGTGCTTCATATAGTGGTGTAGAGTGGGACTCTGAAGGTGTATTTAAAAAATTAAATAAAATATTGAAAGATAATAGAAATGAATATATAAAATGGATGGAATATGATAGTTGAAATTAAAGATGTACAGATTGGGGATGAAATAGTTGTCTCCATGAATTCCAGAGTGATGTTTGGAAAAGCAGTAAGACGTACAAAGAAAGGTACGTTGGTGGTATCTACTAAGATGGAGGTAATAGAGAGAAGTTATAAAGGTTACGGCAGAACACGTAAATGGAAAGAGAGAACATATATATGTGCTCCTGTTGAACAGCACAATGCTACAAAATATCTCAGGAATTATGGAGATGTATGGGTGGTGAGGAGAGAAGGTATATTAATGGATGTTTAAATGAATAGATATGATTTTAGAGAAACAAGCGAATGCACAAGTAGTAAATGAAGGAGATTCTCAGGAATCAATAGCAATGTCGTTGGATTTGGACAGCTCTCAGTTTCTAATGCAGATATTGAGTAAGAATCTATATTCCGATCCTATAGGTAGTGTAGTTAGAGAGCTGACTTCTAATGCGTTAGATTCATCAAGGAGAATCAAAACAGATAAACCTGTTATCGTATCATTAAAAACTGATAGTTCATATAATTATGAATTCTCTGTAGAGGATTTTGGTACTGGGTTGTCTGATGATGATGTCAGGAATATTATAAGTAAATATGGGAAATCTACCAAGCGTGACACCAATGAAGAGTTAGGAATATGGGGAATCGGATTTAAGAGTCCTTTGTCTTATACTTCCAGTTTCTATTTCATTACAAGGAAAGATGGAATGGAGCGTAAATATATGATGTTTGAAGGAGAGGATCTGAACACCATTGATTTGCTCTATGAGTCTGAAACAGATAAACCTGATGGTACTAAAGTAATAGTGCCTGTCAAATATGGAGACAGGTATGATTTTGTAAACAAGATGAGGGAACAGCTTGCTTATTTTGAGAATGTCTATTTTGATGTCAATATTCCTGGGAATGGATATATAAAGAATGACTTCTCCATACATAGGAATGATTTGTTCCAGATATCAGAAATGGCTACAGATAGGAATATGCATATCTGTCTTGATAATGTTTACTATTCCATTGATTTTGGAAAACTTGGTATTAACACTATTCATGTGCCTGTAGGATTGAGGTTTGGGCTTGGTGATGGGTTATTTCCTACTCCTAACAGGGAAGCAATACGTATTACTCCTGAATCAAAATCTGTAATTCTCAAGAGGATAGAAGAAGTTGCGAATTATTTCGTAACAAAGTATAATGAATCTATCTCCACTCTTGAGAGCATTGACGAAGCATATAATTATTGTTCAAATGATAAAAGGTATGTAAAGCTGAATAACTTTCAATATGAAATTACATCCCTTGCAAAATTTGCAACCGTTCCAATCATTGAACCTACGATAAAGGGTGTAGAACTTATTAGTCTTAGTAAGATGATGAAGAATATTAAATGGTTGTTATATGGATATAAGAGGATGTATCAGATTGATTACAGAGGAAGATTTCGTGATAATAAAAGCTTTAATAACACTCTGAATTATGATGATTTAAGCAGGACTTATGTATATACTAAACTTGGAAATAACAAGAGGAATTATTTAAGAGAGTTCTTCAATACCAGTACCTACCTTGTAATGAAACAACCTTATGAATTAAAGTTGTTTAGGGATAATGTATATGGATACAGCTATCACCAAATTCTTGAACTTAAGAAGCACCCTAAGAGTGAATGGAGACAGAGGATTAAGGAGTTTCAGCATATCAGGTCTTTGTTAATAGCTAAGATTAAAAATGCTGATGAGATTGAAATTCCTCAGGCTTGGCTTAATGCACGTAAACCAGCAAGAAAGGCTGTAAATACAAAGGCTTATAAAGAGGAGAAAGGAAAGAGAACAAGAATCAAAGGCACTATCATTGTCAAACAGGCTTGTAATCTTGAGAGATTTGTAAGTGGGAGCAATTGTAAGTTTGAATCTGATACATATGATTTGGCTAAAATAGCTACACAACCTTTTGTTTTCATTTATGCAAAGCATGATGATAGTAAGAAACTTGATG